TCCGCCTGTGTCTGACAATGTGGCCGGGCGCGATACTTCTGCCTTCAAGGTCGTCGCGTAATGGCCCTCCTCGAAAAGTCCCCGTATGAAACGGACGACGGCGAACTGATTGGGCGCGATCCGCGCCTGACGACGCCCGCCGACTACGATGCCGCCGGGGTCACGCTTCGCCCCACGTTCAAAGCGATCCGCGCTAAGTGTGTTGATTGCTGCGGCGGAAACGCAACCGAAGTCCGCAAGTGCGTCGCCATCACCTGCCCACTGTGGCCGATGCGTATGGGTCGGTTTCCGTCGGCGCTTCGCAAGGCTCTCCGTGCTGACCCCGATGAGGAGGGCGGGGAATGAGCCGCGCCCTTCTCGTTCTGGCCGGCAATAGCGAACGCGCCAAGGCCCATTACTGGATAGACAAGGCCCCCGTAAACACGCGGGTCACGTTCCAGGGGCCGAAGCGGTCGCTTCCGCAGAATGACCGACTTTGGGCGCACCTGACCGACATTGCGGCCCAACGGAAATGGCACGGCCAGACGCTTTCGACCGACGACTGGAAGCTGCTTTTCATGTCGGCGTTGAAGCAGGAAATGCGGCTGGTCCCGAACCTTGATGCCACAGGGTTCGTTCAGCTTGGCCGGTCGTCCTCCGCGCTGGACCGCGAGGAAATGGCCGACCTCATCACAATCATTGAAGCCTGGGCGGCGCGTGAAGGCGTTGTTCTGGGCGACACAGAAGCCCCTGTCGTTTCGGCGGCAGGGGCGGGAGTTGCAGTAGCGTGAGCGCCCAGCGATGGCCGACGGGATGCCGGAATTGTGAGTGGCTCGACGTTCCCGTCGATGCCAGCGGCAAACCGCACATGCTGGCGCGGTCAACCTATCAGTGCCTCGCCCCGGTTCGCAGCGAAGCGGACTCGTTCAATTTGTCATATGGGCGCCGCTGGATGAGCATGAACAGCGGGCGGCTGTGTGGGGTTTGGTCGGGGCGATCCGCATGACCGACATCACCCCCACTCGCCGCGAACTGGCCGACATAGCCCGCCGTCGCCACGTCAAGGAGGCCCGGCAGAAGGCTAAGGCCGCGCGTCCGGTGTCCCCGAAGTCGTCACGCGGGAGAGAGCGCAATAACGCCTATCTGGCGTGGCTCCGTCGTCAGCCGTGCGTCGCGAGACACATGGGCGGATGCGATGGGCCGGTTGAGGCGGCCCACATCCGAACCGGGGATCTGTCCCGGGGCAAGCCGCTCACGGGCATGGGCGTGAAGCCTTCGGATCGTTTCGCAACGAGTTTGTGCCGGGCTCACCATGCCGCCCAACACGCGCGCGGAAACGAAATGGCCTGGTGGCGCTCCATCGGCCTTGACCCCTTCACCACAGCCGAGGGGCTGTTCAACACCTTCAACGGAGAACGCCCGTGACCAGAAACGAAGCACTAGCGATTGTCGCCAAGGCGCGCGGAGCGGGTCGGATTGCCGTCCTGAGCGGTGCCGATCTGAGCGGTGCCGATCTGAGCGGTGCCGATCTGAGCGGCACGAAGGAAAAGCCCGAACACGTCGTCAGAGCCCTCAAGGGCCGGGTCTATCGGTCGGACGGCTACGAGTTCCTGATCTTCACCACTGAGACCGGCGAGTGCGTCCGCGCGGGATGCCGGACGTTCACCCTGGCTGAGTTCCGCGCACACGTCGCGACGGAATATCCCGACACACCGAAGGCCCACGAGACCCTGCGCCTCCTCGACTTCCTTGAAGCGACCCTGACTGCGGAGGTTTGGGCGTGAGGCTGTTCAGCGATTTTGAGGCGGGGCGATGAGCGGCCCTCACCTCCCTGATGGAGACCACCTGATGCCCCGATACCCTCAAGGCGACGTTGCCGGGATGGAGTGCGTCTATTGCCCGGAGTGCGGAGATCCTGACCCGGACGGACTGCCGAGCGTGGAGGCGTTCGAGGAGTTCGGCGTCGTCTGCTGCCCTGAGTGCGCGGCGGCTCTGTTCGAGAACGAGGAGACCACCTGATGCCCTCCCCCCAATCCTGCCGGTCGATCACCCCCGAGACGGCGTTGAAGCTACTGGAGGCGCTGAAGCGGTCCCGCCACGCGATCAGTGACAGCTACATGCAATGCGATGCCGAGTGGAGAGACCATGACGCCGTGGCGTCTCGCTACGATCACCTTGTCCAAAAGGCCCGAGCGCAGATCAACGCCGCCATCGCCCTCGCCGAGCAAGAAATGGAGCGCGTCGATGGTTGAGCCCGTGACCGATGTTGAGGCGCTGATCTCGTGGTTGGACGATGTGGGCCACAACCATTCCAGCGGCAGCGTTTACGCCAACGCCGCCACCGCCCTCCGCACCCTGCAAGAGCGGTGCAAGGAGTTGGAGGCCGCGCTGAAGGAAGGGCGCCGGGCCATTGGCGACCACTGGGCTCCGAACGACTGCTACGCCACCGGTCCGATGACGGGCGATGCGATCCGCGACCTTGTGCAATGCCCCGCGTGTTCGTTCATCGCGCTGCATGACGCCGCCCTGAAGGAGCCGACCAATGACTGACACCCTGCCCCTGCGCGAACAGATCGCCCGGCTGATCGAGGAAACGAAGACGGCCAACGAGAAGGCGGCGAAGGAGTGGCGAGAGGGCGACTTCGCCAAGGGCTTGGGCGCGATCACCGCCTATGAACGAGTCCTCGCCCTCCTCCCGTCCCTGCCTGATGGGTGGGCGGAACCGACCCAGGCATTGAAAACGGTCATTGCCGACAAAATACAGGAGGAGATGGGGCCGTTGGTTGGATCGCCGGAATACCTCGCCGATCCGGTCAAGCGCGCCCGCGCCCAAAAGCGCCAGCGTGATGCCGCCGAGCATTGGGCGCAGATTGCCGTCAGCGCCATGCTCTCCGCCCGCCCCACCCCTCCCACGGCTGAGGGTATCGGTAATACCGACACCCCTCCCACAGAGCCGCCGAGTGGGTGGCAACCGATTGAGACGGCTCCGAGGGATGGGACGCCAGTGCTGCTGACGTGCGGCGAGCGCGCTCTTGAACCAGACGGGGACACTCACTGCGACATCGGCCGATGGGGAAAAGACTTCTGGGGCGAGCCAAGTTGGGTGATGAACGCAGGCGGCGACTGGCCGAACGCCACTTACTGGCAGCCCCTCCCCGCCCCACCCAAGCCGCTGGAGACTGAGCGATGACCATCACCACAGACGACGAACTGCTGAAGCTGGCGGCGTATGTCGGTCGGACCAAGCCCCAGACCATCGCGAGGATGCGGGCATCTACGGCCTTCCGTGACGCCGCCACGCCTGACCGGGTGATCGCCCTGCTTGAGACAATCACGGACCTTCGCGCCAAGCTTCGGGAGTGCAGCCGATGACCGCGACTGATGACGAACTGATCGCGCTCTGCGACGCCGCCACACCTGGACCGTGGGAGGCGTGGGACTCGCTCTACGTCAAGATGAAGGCCGCCATTGTGGCCCCCGGATTGGACCCGCTCGTGACCGTTGCCGAGGTTCGGACGAACTACGACGATGCGAAGTTTCTTGCCGCCGCCTCCCCGGATCGGGTCAAGGCGCTGATCGAGGAGAAGCGCCACTCCCGTTATCTGGAGGACGAAGCGCACAAGGAAATCAATCGTCAGGCGACGGAGATCATCGACTTGTGGAAGCGGCTCAAGCGGGCTGAGGAGGCGCTGAGGCGCATTAGTGCGGTCAGCGATGTTGGCGGTCACATCGCCGCCGCCTACTTCAAGCCGGCTGGGGAGGGGGAGTGATGGAGGAACCTATGCCGTGGCTGCACGTTCGCGGCCAGTTCACGAACCATTTTGAGGCTGAGATTGTCGGCACACTGGAAGGATTGAAGGCCCTTCAGTCCGCTCTTGAGGTCGCCATTGCCGAGCGCGAAGGCAAGGCTCGTGTGATCGCCAGTGATGGCGAGGGCTATTCAGTCGTCGTGCGGAAGTCGGCAACCGTGGCCGGACTTGGGAGGACGCTTTACCTTGACCAAGCCGCGCGGGAACTGGCGCTGGTCGAGCACGAGTTCTGGATCAAACAGGCCCGCTACACACGCGATAAGAAAGCCCTCAAGCCGAGGGAGGGGGAGTGATGGCCCAGCGAGAACTTTGGCTGCTCTATCGCCCCTACAACGCCGAACCGATGGCGCGGATTTACACGTCGGAAGCCCGGGCGCTGGAGGATTACGCCCTGGTCGAGAAGTCGCAGGACATATGGCAACTCCGGCCCGCACCGTTCTTTGATAACCCCGGTGAGCCAGTGTTCGTCGAGGAGCGCGGGGACGACCGATGAACTGGCGCACGGCTAACCGGCGGTCGAGACCCGTCCGCCACACACCGAAGCAGCCCGTGCCGGTCGTGGACTTGGCGTGGCTGCTCGGCTGCCAACGTGTCAGCGAAGAGTCCGTCCGCATGGGGCGTGATCAAGGCTTGGCCGCGTGGGAAGCCAGTCTCCGAAAGGCCGAGGACGTGCTGCGGTTGGTTGATGACGTTCGCAGAGGCCGCCCGCTCTGGCCGAGGCACACGAACCCGAGGTCATTCTACGGCGCGCTACAAGGGCCGGGTGAATAGGCCATGAGCGCCCCGGCCCAACGATTCCATGCCGCGATGGCCCGTATGGACAAGGACCAGGAATGGGCCGTGCGCGTGGTCGCCGCCACGGAGCGACGGATGCGGACGCACTACCATCCGAAGTATCTGCCGAACGGTCAGATCGACGCGTCGTGGCAACCGTTCCCGATGGCGCAGGCGTGGGCGCTGGAGAACGTGAAGTGACTATCGATGAAACACCCGCCGATACCACGGCCTCGGAGCCACCAGTCGCCCGTGAGCGTCGATGATGTCAACCAGGGCTTGCCGGCGGTCATTGCAGACGGCGAGGTCCGCTTCCTGACGCACGGAGAACGCGGCGAGGTCGCCCACGGTCTCGACGTTCGCGGTATCAGGCCGGGGGCATGGTTCCCGCAGCATCGGGGGAATGTTGATCGTCAGCGGCGGGGGCAGGCTCGCGCAGCCGGTTGATGCCAGCAAGCCAAGCGTCATGCACAGCGACAGGGATAGGCGCATCAGCACCAGGGGCGACTTGGACATCGTGGACGGCCTCCTCGGCCTGACGGGTGACGACTACCTGATGGGTGACGGTGTGTTCGATGACGCGGGTTGTTTCCGTGGCGAGCTGGGCCTGTTGCTCGGCATGGACGGCGCGGGCTTGGGCAACGTGCACCTGATGCCGCCGCCAGCCGAACGGGTCGGAGATGAACCCGATGACCGACACGACGCCGACCAGCAGCAGGGCGCAGACGATGGCGGCGGCGATGGTCTTGGGGGTCATTTTCTGCACTTTCGTATTGACGATTCAACAGAATTGGCGTCTATTGAAGGTGCCTCTAAGGTCGTGTCCCCACACGGCTCGTATGATGAAGATGGCCCCTCCGGTTCCAAGGCCGGGGGGGCTTTTCATTTCAGCCACATATCCTTCCAAGCCGCGACCATGATGAACGCCAGACCGATCAGGGCGAGCGTCACCCCGCAGAAGGCCCCGGCGAGGAACACGAAAAAGGCGCTGTTGTGGTCCATCACAGACCCTCAAGGCACAGCCGACGCTCGGCGTTCCTGCGGTTGACCAGCCCCTGCCGCACGACCCCGGCGCTGCGGTTCCACGCAAGGAACCCGTCACACGCCGCCCGGTAGTTCCCCGCTCTGAAGCGCGCGGACACGGTTGACCGGCAGAACGCTTGCGTCCCGATGTTGTAGGACAGGGACAGCGCCGCCCCCATCGTCTTGGCCGACAGGTCCGCCGGCAGACATGAGCGGATGCGGTTGAGCCTGACCGTCAGGCCGTCGCGCAGGAGGGCGTCGCACTGTTCGCGGGTGTAGTGACGCCCGACGACGATGCCCGGCCCCGTTGCGCCCTCACAGGCGGTTGGCAGGCCATGCGCGAGGCGGTCGGCGTATCCGATGGCCGAACCGTCCCGCAGGCGTCCGCCTTCCCACTGAGCAACGAACGGCGTTGCGACAGCGAGGACGGCAGCGAGCCCGGCCCCGGCAGCAGGCGCAAGACGAGTCCTCACGGGTGGCGAATTGTCGGTCAATTCAGCAACTCCTTCGCCAGGTCTGACAACTTGTGACCCGTCTTGCGCCAGCGATAGACGCCCCAAATCGCCGTCATCACCGCCGGGACAGCCACGACCACCGCAGCCGTGACAGCGCCGTCATGCAGCAGCCACGAGGCCAGCCCGGCGCAAACGGCAATCAGGGTGGACCGGAACCCGGAACCGATCTGATCGGCCACCGTAGATGCGGTCGGGGTGGTGTTGTCGGTCATTTGTCACCGTATCGTTTGCGGAGAAGGACCATCTCGGTGAAGGACCACGACCGGACGTAGCCGCCCCAGACGGTCGCGAGGCACACGCCCGTGCGCCAGGTCGATGCGCCTTTGTTGGCGTATCCCTCGATGAACCCCGGCGGCAGGGCGGACCCGGCGCTGTAAACCGTGGGCGACCGGAACGGCCCAGACTTGTGATCGGTCAGGATCAGCGACCGATGGTCGTCACCATGCACCGTGTCGAACATCGCCTTGTTTGCCCGTTGGCCCTGCGCGAGAGGCTTGCTAAGGCCGTTGAACGGGACGTGGACAAACCCGACGCCGCCGATGAACCGATATTCCCCGTAACGAGAGGTCCGCCATCCCCACTGAGCGAACGCCTCCTCCACCATCAGGCCGTAGCTCAGGCCGTCCGGGTGCAGGTTGTCGTATTTCCAGGCCCGGTGTTCGTGGTTGCCGAGGGTCACGTCTTTCTTTGGCTTGTGGCCGGCGAGCCCGTTCTGAAAGGGAATTATATATTTGACTCCCCGATAATTCCGGGGTAGATATCTACTTATGGAGCGGATAAGACGAACGCTCACAAGGAGATAGCGATGAGCAATCAAGCCACGGGCAATTCCGCCCATCAGCCCCGGGAGGGTTTCATGGCTCCGACGTTCCGCATCTTCGTTCGCACCGCTGAAGGCGAGGAATTTCAGGCTTTCACTTGGTGCCGAGACGAGGCATCTGGCATCGCTCGCGCTTGGCGCGAGGGCCGCGAATTTGGTCACAACGTGGCCGCTGTCTGGGCGGAGGCGATCTAATGGCCGTCACGCTTGAAACCGGTCCCAAGGGCTCAACCGTCATGGTTGAGCCGGTGCTTCGCAAGGGCCTCACCCGCCGCGTCTTCCGCTACATGGCGGATGGCTCGCTTGAATGGGCCGCCTACGACGATTGGCAGGCCCATTACGAGCGCGCTCGCTTCTTCGGATTCGCTTCCCGCGACCTTCCCGCCTCTATGACCTCCTGAAAGGAGCATTCGCATGAATACCGTTCTTCGCCCCAACTACCGCCGCGCTCGCGCCCTTGCGCTGGAGATCGAGGCCGCCCGCGTCCATCTGGACGAGGCGCGCGGTGATCCCTCCTACAGCCTCGAAGACATCGAGGACTTGAAGGGTGAGCTTCACCATCTTGAGCACGAGTTCTTCAAGACCGGCGTGACATCGGAGTATGATCTGTGAGCGGCCCTCATCCTGATCCCCTGACCGACATGCTCAGCGGGCCGCACGAATTGGACGGTAGGTTTGAGTCTGAGGCGAAGGCCGTCACCACGTGCATCTCGGACGCCGCGCTCACTTCAATCGCTGTTAGCTTGAAGCGAATTGCAGACGCCTTTGATGGTGGCAACGCATCTCAAGGCATTCAGAACACCCTCTTCTTTCTCGAACAAAAAATCCCGGGCCAATGAGCAAGTCCACCATCTCCACGTTCGAGCTTTTCCAGATGTTCCCCGACGCAGAAGCCGCGCGGGTCTACATGGAGGGCAAGCGGTGGCCTGACGGCGCCGTCTGCCCGGCCTGTGACGAAGCCACGCGGATCACTACGCGCAAGGGCGGCTTCTATCGCTGCAACGCCTGCAAGACGGACTTCACCGTCCGCACGGCGACCATCTTCGAGCGGTCCCATATCCCGCTCCATAAGTGGCTCTACGCCATGTATCTGCTCGTCACGTCCCGCAAAGGCATCTCTTCGATGCAACTGGCGAAGCAAATCGGGGTCACGCAAAAGTCCGCATGGTTCATGCTTCAGCGGCTCCGCGAAGCCTGTGGCAATGACCCCAGCGTGTTGAGCGGCATCGTCGAAATCGACGAGATGTATGTCGGCGGCAAGGAAGCCAACAAGCACAAGGGCAAGAAGCTCAATGCCGGTCGCGGCGCGGTCGGCAAGACAGCCGTGCTGGGGATGCGTGAGCGTGGCGGACGGACCAAAGCTGGCGTGATCGCCAACACGTCCGCCAACACCCTTCACCGCGCCGTTCATGGTCACGTTAACCCGTTCCACCGCCTCCGTAGCAAGGTCGATGTTGAGACCGGGAGTCGCCACTAATCCACCTCGTCGGCGGCCGTCCGCCGTTGTGGTGGACCGGCTTGCTCACGCACCCCGACAGGCGGAGGGCGAGCAGGAGGGCGCGCATGTCAGGGGTGCGCGATCATGTTGCCGATCCATTGCCGGATACCCAGCACGATCAGCACGCCGAAAAGCCCCACCGCGAAAATGACCCCGACGCCTCGGTTCTTGAGGTCCGTCAGCTCGTCCACGCGAACCGTCAGGCGGTTGATCTGGCCGATGAGGCCCGTCCCGCCCCTGCCGTCGTCACTCGGCTCGCCAAACATCTTGAGCAGTTCGTCAATTTTCCGCTCAAGGTCGTGGAGTGTCGGCTGAGCGGTCATGCTTGGCCCTCTTGGGGAGTGGTGGTATGTGTGGGGGATGGAGAGATGGCTGCTCCGCATCCCAATCGTCCCGATTGCAACGGTCGCCGTGCTGGTGCTGATGCGCTACGGCAATGAGCGCGCAACGCTTACGGTGCTGTGGGTGCTGCTTGGCGTTGTTGCGCTGGCAGGCGGGGCGCAGACAGACCGACTGAACCGGCTGCTTGACGAGCAAGAGGCACGAGCGCGGGGTGACGTGCCGCCAGAGACGTTAGTTGACGTAACGCCGCAGCGGTCTGGCCGGCGTTCCCTCGGGCATAATTCTGATACAGCCGATTGATGACCGGAGCGGCGACTGTGTAGGTCGCTGCCGGCAGGGTCATCAGCCCCGCGTGGATCACGTCAGGAATGGTCAGGCCCCGGTTCAAGCGCCCCGCCGTTCCGCTGTCAGGCATCGTCGGGGGGAGCACCTGCATAGCCGGTTCGGTGAGGTTTTGCATAAGCGCGTCACCGTGGGCAAAGGCCCGATTGCCGACGGTGTTGTCCATCGCCTGAACGGCGCTGTTCAGTTCGGGGGCGGTAAACTCGCCGCCGCGGCGTGCCGTCGCCACCTTTTGAGACGCCTGAACCAGCCGAAGATAATTGGCATGGGCCGTGTCTGCCGCCGCTACAGTCTGCGCCGCGTCGGGGTGTTGACGCTGGAGTATCCCGCGCCACGCCTCGCGCGCCTGCCCAAGCCCGCCCTGGAGTTGGCCCATGACCGGGTTCCGGGCTGAGCCAGCCTGCGCTTGACGTGTGATCGCCCCAAGCTGCTCGTCGATGCGCTTCCATTGCTGGCCGCTCATCGGTCCATTCACCTGACCGCTAAGCTGGCCGTCGAGAAGGTTTTGCATCTGGGTCCGCATCTCGTCGTTGCGAACGCCACCAACCGCCGCGCGAAGGTCGTTCACGAACTGCGCGTCCGGGGCCACCGTGATCGGGTCCAGAGCCCGATTGTAGGTGTTGGAGATAGCGCCGCGCGTGTAGTCCATCGCGTCCCGGCCCATGCGGACGTTTCGAGGCAACGTCTGGCCGATGGGCGCTAGGGTCTCGTTATGCGAGGCGCGGTTGAAGCTGGTGATACTGCCGCGTTGGGCGTTGCGGATCGCCCCACCAAGGAGCGGCTGGCTGGTCGAGGCATCTTCGAGCGTCTGAACAGGACCGCCGAAAATCTGGCCCGGCGTCAGGTTCACGCCGCGCTGGGCAAGCTCACGCTGCGGAGACGGGCGACGGTTAGCCGCGCCGCGAGCCAGCGCCCCAAGGCCCTCGGATGCGTATTGCAGCGAGCCACCGACCGCACCGGCCAGCAGGGAGTTGCGCGCCGCCCCCGGCAGACGCTGGGCTGCGTCGCCTTGCTCATTCGCGAAAGTGTAGGGGAACGAGGCCAGCGCAGCATTGCCGCCGGTCTGAACCGCGCGGCCAAGGGTCGTCGCAGCGGGAGCCACAGCCGCCATCGCATTGGGAGCGCCTGCCGTCAGGAAGCCCGCCGTGTTGGCTTGGGCGTTCAGGAACGGATGCTCGCGCGCGTAGCTGGCTTGTTCCCGCCGATCACGCTGCGCCCCGGCGTGGTAGGCGTCACGCCCCGACACCTGAATCGGCTGGCCCATCATGCGGCGCCCGAGGTTCTCCGCGCCCTGCATGACATACGCCGCCGCGCCGCTGGTCTCGTCGCCGAGGCCCAGGTTGGACACCATCTGATCGGTGAAGCCACGCGTCTGCACCGGGCCGTTCGGATCGCCCCATCCGGCGCGGGGAGCCATCGGCATCCCGGTGATGCCGTTCGGACGCATTTGGCCGAAGCGTTGTTGGGCGATGTCGGCAGAGGTCGGACGCGCAGAGCCGCGAGCGCCAACGCCCACTGAACCGCCCGACATGGCCGGGTAATTGTGCGTCCCGTTTTGCGCCTGCGCTGTCACACCCTGCATCTGCGCCGTGATAGCCGCCATTGCATCGGTCGGGGACATGGTGCGGCGGGGAGAAATGCGGGGGCGGGGCTGTGATGCCGGTTGCCGGGCGCTGGGCTGGCCCTGTGCGGGCGCAAAGCCGAAGATGTCATCACTAGACTGCGCTGCGCCACCGCCCGTCTGCGGGGCTCCCTGAGCCGGGGCGAAGCCGAAGATGTCATCCGACGATTGCGCGCGAGGGGCTGCGCCTGCTGGCTGGTTGTAGCCGACGCGGAAGAACCGCTGATTGCCGATGTCGGTTCCCTGCCCTTGCGCCCACGCAGGCATCCGACGCCCCATCTGGCGCTGGAGGTTCGGGGCGATGAAGTGATCCGCGCCATTGGTCGGGTCGGGCATGTCGCCGCTGACCAGGGGCGTGATGTTCGCCGCGATGCGCTGATAAGCCGGGCTGTTCGGGTTCAGGTTCTGCACACGGGGGGTGCGCCATGCCTCGAATTGCCCCGGAGCCGACACCACCGACGTGACCGGCTGACCGGACATGCGCGAGCGGTTCAGGATGACCGCCGCGACTGCCGCCTGACCTTGCGGCCCCTCCCCGCCCGCTTCCCCGTGAACGGTGCGGACAAGGGCGTCGAACTCTCGCGGGTCCATCTATCGGCGCGTCCCAAAGAGCGGATGGGTTTCGGCGTAACGCTGCATCTGGTCGTTGAACGACCGGCCTTGCGAATCCAGCGCGTCAATGCGCCCGTAACGCTGCTGCCATTGACGGGCAAACCGCGCCGTCTCGGCCTCGCGTTGGGCGACCGACAGTTGGGCGCTGATGAGCGTGTTGCGGCCCTGAGCGGTCATTTCCAGCCCCGGCGTCATGCCGTTCAGATACTCGCGGTCACCGTTGGACAGCGGGCCGGGCATGTTGGAACGGAGGGACAGGGCAATCGACCGCGTGATAGCAAGCGCGGCCTCCTGATTGCGGAGGTTCGGATCAACCGGCAGGCCGACCGACGCCCCGACGCGTGCCAGGTCAATCCCGGTCGGGCTGAGGCGGTTGCCGTTGTAGCCGTCCAGCAGGGTGCGGAGTTGCTGAAGCTGCGGGATGCGCTGGAGCGCCGTCTGCCCCGCCGTGGTGATGGCTTGGTATTGCGCCGCCGCCGTGTCCGCCGTGTGGTTGTTGTAGGTCGTGTCGCCCGGCGTCTGGCCCGTGTAGGTCTGATGCCCGCCGAAAATGTCGATGCCGAGGCCCTGGCGGCTACGTCCGCCGTCGTTGACCGTCTGCGGGCTGTAGGCCGTGCGACCTTGGGTTTCCGCACCTGAGGCCGTCGCTATCGCGTTTGCCGCGCCCGGAGCCGTTTCCCACCCTGTCGGATTGCCGTTCGCGTCACGGGTCGGAATCGCTCCGGGGGCCGGGGCCGGGCCGTAGTAGTTGCCGGTCACGCGGGGGTCGTGCGCGTTGACCATCCAGCCGTTGACGTTGGTGTTATTCACGCCGATGGGTCCGCCGACAACCCGACCCGTCCCGGTGTCATAGGGCAGATCGTTGTTCACCCCGACCGTGGTCTGGGCGTTGTTGTAGATCGTCCCCATCGTCGCCGCCGTCTGGCGTCCGCCGTGGGCGGCAAGATCGGCGAGAAGCGGCGCAGCCTGACGGTAGAAGTCCGTCCCGGTCATCGGGGCTGATCCTGCCGGCTGGGCGACGCCTTGGGGCGGGGCCTGCGCGATGGTCTCCGCGTCAGGAATCCCCATCCCGAGGTTTTCGTTGCCCTGCATCACCGACACGCCCTGCGGCAGGTTCGGGTCTTGCGGAAGCGCGCCGCCGTTGCGAGCCGCTTCCAGCGCGCGGATGCGCTCCAGCGCCCCTGCCCTCGCCCGCATGTCCGCAAGGCGCATCTGGAGGATTTCCGGCTGGGCGCGGAGGTTCGCCACCTCGTTGCGGATTTGGTAGAACGGCGACATGAGGACGCCGCCGAGCGTGTCGAGGAGCCCGCCGCCGCCGTTGTGAAGCTGCGAGAACAGACCGGGATTGCCGGTCTGCCCGCCGCCCGCGATGGCGTGGATGCCTTGAGAGAGCCAGGACATGTGTGTTGTCTCTCCTTAACCGCCGCCAGCCGCTGACGCGATGTCTTGCGATGAAGCGCCGCCGCTGCCACCGCCGCCGCCCGTGCTGAAATTGATACCCCACGCCGACGACCTGCCCGTGCTGGTCCCCTGGCTCTGTGTGAGCGTCGGGTTGCCGAGCAGGGCCAGCGCCTGATTGAGAATCTGCTGCTTCTGGATCGGGTCGTTCTGGGCGCGGAGGTATTGCTGATACAGCGCGTCCAGTTGGGCCTGCTGCTGGGCCTGCTGCTGCGCCCCGACTTCCCCGGCGAGGCTCGCTTGTTGGGTTGCCTGTGCGAGTTGCTGACCGGACAGGTTGCCGAGTTGCGACGCGCCCTGAAGGTTGAGCCCCGCTCCCTGTAGCCCCGCCGCCTGATTGGCAAGCTGGGCGTTTTGCGCCTGTGTCGCGTTGAACTGCCCGGCCTGATTGGCGTTCGTGGCGTTGAACTGATTGAGCTGCGCCAAGAGCCCGGCGTTGAATTGCCCGGTTTGGTTGGCGTTCGTCGCGTTGAACTGATTGCCCTGGTTCGCCGCACCCATGTTCGCCAGATTCATCGCCTGTTCGTTCGCAGCGTTGAACTGTTGGTTCTGAAGCTGGTTCGAGGCGTTGAACTGGCCCATCTGGTTCGCCGCCGCCGCGTTGGCGAGGTTCGCCGCCTGCTGGTTGCCCGTGTTGTATTGGGCGTTCTGGAGGGCGTTGGAGGCGTTGAACTGGGCCATGTTATTGGCCGCGTTCTGGTTCGCCAGACCCATCTGCTGCGCGTATCCGGCGTTCGCCAGATCAGCCGCCTGTTGCCCTTGGGAGTTGGCAAGGCCGATCTGATTCAGGCTCGCGGCATTGGCAAGCCCGACCTGATTGGCCGCATTGGCGTTGAACTGGTTGTTCTGGAGCGCGTTGGACGCATTGAACTGCGCCATGTTGTTCAGCGCGGACTGGTTGTTCGCGTTCGCCGCCTGTTGCAGACCCGCGTTGAACTGAGCGTTGTTCAGTTGGTTCGCGGCATTGGTCTGGGCTGCGTTGTTCGCGTAGCCGAGATTCGCCAGCCCGAACGTGTTGTTCGCGTTGGCGTTGAACTGCTGGTTGTTCAGTTGGTTGGCCGCGTTGAACTGGTTGTTTGCGTTCGTCGCGGCCTGATTGGCGGCGTTGGCCTGCTGCTGATACCCGGCATTGGTCAGCGCGCCCTGGAACGAGTTGGCCGCGTTCGTCGCCGCCGCCTGATTGGCGTATCCCAGGTTCGCAAGGTTCATGGCCTGACGATTCGAGGCGTTGAACTGCTGATTCTGGAGTTGGTTGGCGGCGTTGAATTGCTGGTTCTGATTGAACTGCCCGGCGTTGAACTGGCTCGCCGCGTCCCGCGCTGAGGCGTTGGCGAGGTTGGCCTGTTGCTGATAGCCAGAATTGAGGCCGGCAAGGGACAGGTCGGCGTTCTGGTTCATCCCCTGCGCTTGCAGGGACCGCGCCTGATCCGTCTGGGCATTGGCGAGGGCGGTATCGAAGCCCTGAGCCCGCAGTTGCGCCGATTGGGACGCAAGGGCGCGGGCGTAGTTGTCATTCGTCCCGCTGGCGAGAACCGCCGCCCCGGTGCCGTTGAACGCCTTCGCCTTCGTCGCCTGAGCGGCGTTGTAGGTCTGTTCGATCTGGCGCTGGCGTTCAAGGTCCGCCGCGTTGGCGTTGACCACTGAATCCAGATACGGGTTCAGGTAATTGTTGATCTGGTCCTGCGACACCGCCCCGGTCGTGGCGTCGCGCACGGACCCGCGATTGATGCTCGCGGCGTTGGCTTGGGCGGCCTGGTAGGGGGAGGCAAGGGATGCTCCCTGATACGGCCCAGATTGCGCTGCACGGCCACTGAGGGCGTTCAGGGTGGCGTAGGGGCCAACCGTAGCCGCGCCCATCTGAGCGGCCTGTGAGCCCTGATATGGACCCGATTGGGACGCGGTCCCCGACAGGGCGGCGAAGGGGGAATAGCCGTTCGCCTGCGCCGCGTTCATCTGAGCCGCGTCTGCGCCCTGATAGGCTCCCGATTGCGACAGGCCCGCCGTGTTCGCCAGCGTGGGGCGGTATCCGTTGGCCTGTGCCGCGATACCCGATTGCGCCGTCGCGGGGGTGTAGCCGTCCGTCTGCGCCGCGTTGGCCCCGGTGACAGTCGCCCCGCGATACGGACCCGACCGCGCCGCCGTCCCCGTCACGGTGTCGGCGGTGTTCAGGCCCGCCGCAATCCCCGTGGCGAAATTCGGGTCATAGCCGGTCGCCTGGATGGTGCCGGGCTTGTAGTTCGCCACGCCTTGAGCGGCGCCATAGGCGTCTTGCATCGCCTGCCCGCCGGGGTTGTTCGCGGCGATGTTCAGGGCTTGTTGTTGGGCCTGACGGGTCGCGTCCGTGGTGTCGGCGGTGAGCTGGCCCGTGTAAGCCTGAAACGGCGTGTTGGCGTAAGCCTGAGCCCCGGCCACATTATTCGTCAGCAGCCCCATAATCGTCGGGTCGAGCGACTGGTTGGAGGTCTGCTGCGAGGTCGTGGTGGATTTCGACTTGTTCTTGCCGATGCTCATGGCGCTTCCTTCAGGAGGATCGTCCATTGCGGACGGTAGCCCTTGGCCTTCATGCTCTTGTTCCAACCCAGCCGGCCCGCGAGGAAGAACACCGTGCAGCCCTGCTCACGGCCCCAGGCTTCCATGACCGGAAGCATTTCCTCGGTAAGTTCCGTCAGGTCGCCCCCGGCCAGCCAGAAGTTCAGGCCACGGGTTCGGGGGAAGTCCCAGAACTGCGTGACCACAGCCGACCTTTTGCCGGGCCAGAGGACCGCTTCCCCGGCCTCAATCTCCGACAGGATGTCGTCAATCGTGTAGAACGGCGCATATTCCAGCGCGCTTTCGATCCAGCCCTTGCACCGCTCCCACTCATGGAGCGGCGTCATACGGCGGTTGTGCTCAGGGCGCCCGCGTTGGACACCTCAAGGTAATACTTGGTGCCGTTCGGGCTGGTCAGGATGATCTTGTCCTTCGCGAACGTCCATTTGGCGTCCGTGATGGTCACATCAACCCCGGTCTTGATGTTCCGCCGGTCCTCGCGCTCCAGACTGGCCCTGACCTGCGCCTGGTCCGTGCGGTCGTAGCGTTCGGGAGGGTTGGCAAGGTTCATCGACCACCCGCCTTCACAAGGTCAATCTTCGGCATCCCGACGCGCCAGTCGCTCAAGGCAACCCCGGTGAACCGGGCGCGGATTTCCCTCCCCGAAAACCGCACATCCGTAGGATTGGCGAGGGTGTAGGGGCCGGTCGTGGTCTCGGTGTCTGTCGGGTAAAGCCGGGTGTAGAACGTGGCCGACACGTCCCCCAGCGTCTTTTCATCGGGGATCAACTGCCGCCCCATCATCACGCTTGCCCCGCCGTTCATCTCCAGCGGGCCGGTTTCCGCGTAGGGATAGGTCCCGTCGTAGTTGAACCCGGTCTCGTGCTCGTAAATCTTGCCGTCAGACCCGGCCATCATGGGGTAGGCGAAGATGCCCTGTTCCACCGCCGACAGCCGGCAAAGCTGGCCGATGGCCCAATGGTTCTCCCGGTAGTTATACCGCACATAGCGGTCGATTTCCGTGGCCGATCCCGAAGGATAGAACCACGTCACCTCCCCATAGGCCGGATTATGGTGAGCAAAAATCTTGCTCGCCTGCGTCGTGTTCAGGCTGGAAAACACATAATCGCCCACGTCCGACGCCAGCGGGCGCACGAATCCGTCGTAAATCCAGAACCCGCCCTTCCCCATCCACATCGCCACATTGTTGGCGACGATGGCCGCGCCGGAACTCACCACGCCGCAGTCGGAGGCGAGACGGTCGAAACCATAGACCAGGGGCGGGCCGAGGTAGGTGGCGAGGAAGACTTCAAGGTCTGTCCAGATCAGGGTTCCGCCCCTGATCCGGCGACCGCACATCATTTTCCCGCCGGTCGCGAGCGGATACGACCCGGCCTGAACGGTCGCAGATGGCGTCCACACCGTGTCGTCCTGCTGGTCGCACCATGTCACGATGCGGTCTTTTCCAAGGGTAAAGATAAACCCTTCCTCGGTGACGACACAGCCGCGAATGTTGGTCGGCGCACCGGCAATCACGGCGGCAACCACGCCCGTGTTCAGGGTCCACTTGTAAAGCTTCCCATCGTCTGGCGTGCATCCGATCAGGTTTTCCCCGAACGTATCCAGATGCCACCGCGTCGCCTCCGTAACCGTCCCCGTATCCGTTCGGGGCGTGCCGAAATACCCCGATCCGAACGTCCCAGAGCCAAAGCCACCGGAGGTCGAGCCGTCCGCGCTGCCCGCCGTGAAGCCTGCCGGGGTGATGTCGTATTGCGTGCCGGAACGGTCCATCGCGTAGAGTTTGGAGTGCGTGCCGATGCCGACCCAGCGCAGAAGGCTGTTGTCTGACCATGCAATCATTGCACGCGCCTTGCCCGTGACGCTGCTGGAGCCCTTCTGCGCCCACCCGCCCATTGGTCGGAGGTCGCCCTCATACCAACGGACCAGATTGGCGTCATAGAAGCGCCCACGGCTTTGCAGGATCGTGCCGTTGCGCCAGACGCCGGGGGGAAGCGACAGCTCGGTGAGCATCAGGTGATGCCAGACCCAATGATGCGCCAGGTCGTGCTGGAGTATTTGCGAAGCTTGGCCCAGCCGCCATTCGCGAGAGTGCGGGTCCCCGTGGACAGGCCCGAGCCGGAAAGCCAGCTCAAGGTATCGGAAGTAATGGCGATGCTGAGGTTGCTGCCCGAGACGTTCTCCACCCAGATTGTCGTGCCATCAGGGAAAGCCACGGAGGCGTTGGCCGGAATGGTGAGCGTTCCCGAGCCAGCCGTTGTCTGTTCGATGGTCTTGCCCGTGTCGCCCATGACAAGCGTGTAGGTCAGCGTGCCGGGGTCCTTCGTCGGCGAACCGAGATAACCTACAGCCGTGGCCGAGGGCGCAGTTGCGGGCGTCAGATCAGCGCCGGCTGAAAGGGTTTGAAGGCCCGACCATGTGTTCGCGCCGTCAAGCAAGGCGACTTTCGTTCCGCTCGTGCCTGTGTCCACCGTGGACGACGTTCCCAGCCCGAGACTGGTGCGAAACGCTGCGAAGTTGGCCGCGCCGAGAAGCGTCTGAACATTCGCGGATGGCGCAATCCCGGCGTAGGTCGTCAAATTGGCGCTGTAAGCCTGGACGTTCGTTCCAATGGCGAGGCCAAGGTTCGTCCGGGCCGTGGCATAGTCGGCAGAACCGAGGAACGATTGGATGTTGGCGGACGGTGCGATGCCTGCGTAGGTCGTCAGGTTCGCATTGTAGGCTTGAACATTGGTCCCGATTGCAACGCCGAGATTGGTTCTTGCCGTCGCCGCATCCGTTGCGCCAGTGCCGCCATTGGCGACGGCCAGGGTTCCGCCCGTGCTGACCGCCGTGATGAGGCCCTTGCCGTTGACCGTGATGGTGGGAACGGAGAACGTCCCCACATCGCTGTTGACCGTCGCGAGCGTTCCGGTCCCGGTGACGTTACCCGTTCCGTCAAAGCTGCCCGACGTATAGGTCAGGTCGCCTGTCATAGAAATCGTGCGGCCCGTGGCAAGCGCCGTGGCGGTCGAGGCGTTGCCCGTGAGCGCCCCGGTCACACCACCCGTCGCCGTAATGGCCCCGGTGAAGGTGGACGTGCTGGAGACCGCCAGCGTCCCCGTGACGGACAGCCCGGTTGTGGCAACGTCGAGCACCTTGGCCCCGTTCACCGCCACGCCGACGTTGTTGGCCCCGATGCGGTAGAACCCGGAATCGGTGTCGCCCGTGAAGGTGTAGGACGGAGCGCCAGCGGTCCCCGAGGCGTTGCTCATGACGCCGGTAAACGTCGGGGATGCCTTCAGGGCGCAAAGGAACAGGTTGGTATCAACCGAGTCCCAGTTGGTGTTCAGCTTCGCGCCCCAGGTGTCGAGGCTCGCGCCGACCTCGATCTTGGTGAACGAGTAGTTGGCGGTTGTCGTGTCAGCCACTAGGCGTCACTCCACGTCTTGGTTGACGGATCAACCAGCGTCCAGATGGTCGAGGAGGGCGATGCGTCGCCCCAGCCCGACGATGTGTCAGAAACCGGCGACCAGCCCGACGATCCGGGGTTGGTCTCCGTCCATGATGTCGAACTGGGAGACACCGCTTCCCAATGGAAGAACCGGCCCGTCCCCGACATCGACACCGACAGGGTGACGCTGATCGAACCGTTGGTCGGGAT